CTTTTACATACTGAATTTTACTCGTTAGAGCAGGATGCCATTTTAATTTATCCCAAACATCTTTCCCAAGAATTAACGTGTTGGGCTCTCTGCCTATCGCGTCAGAAATAGCAATTTTACCAGCTTCAATAACCGTAATAGGATCAGAGTTTGAATAATCGTTCCACCGATTTGTCCCAGTTAAATTGATTGTATTTGTTATAACTGTATTATCGGTTACAATATCAATTACCCTTTTTTCCCTTGCAAGCATTACTAAATCGGTTACAATTTCAGTTGTGTCTATAGTAAGGTTTAATTGATTTTTTGATATTTTTTTTTCTTTATCGTCTATAATTTCCTCTAAACCCCAATCCTCGCATTTATATGTATCCCACGACATACCCCAGGATACTTTATTGTACGGGGACTTTGGCGCTCTCCTCGTATCAGGCAAAGCAAATCTATTTCTTTTGTCGTAGATAGGATAAGTCCCTGAAATTTCCGCTACCTGTACAACCGGAAAAATTATATCAGAAACAAATCCAATATTTTTATAATCAACAGAAACCCTCGACAAAATAGGGTCTATTGGATGTAAATCTTGTATGGTAGGTGGCATTGTTTTTTCTCCTTTTTAAAAAAGTTTAAATTTATTATTTAAATTTTATTACTTAAACTACAACTCTTTGGACGGCCGGAATTAAAAGCACTTCGATTATATCGCCATCTGCTGTAGCTGCCTCCAGCGCTCTTCCAACGACATAATAAGTTCCTGCCGCAATTCCTGTCATGGTCCTAATTTTTCCAGCAGCTGTTGCTACCTCCGCCATACAAACCTCGTCACCCTCTGTGATGGCCGCTGACGCAACCATAAACGCTGTCCCGCAGGAATTCAATAATCTAATTGAAGCACTTTCATTTATCGGTGCCTTCCCCGTATTAACTCCAATAGGTATATCACTATCCGCCGTCGGTAAATTCACCTCATTATGGTTAGTTCCAAGTTTAACCAAATAATATTGGCTATTAGCTAAACTTGCTTCCGCTTTAAAAGTTTTATGTGACGCATCTATATATACATCGCCCATTTTATTACCTCCAATTTATTTATTATTATTTCGAGTATTCACCTAATTCAGGTTTTTCACTCAGTACGATTTTCAAAGCAGCAGCGTAACTCAAAGAATTATTTTCTTTTCTTTTTTCCGAAACTGCGTCATTTAGTTTTGTTATCCCTTCCCGATTGTCGTTATTCGCTGAACCATTTTCAGTTAATTTTACAACTACCGGAGCTATTTTAATAAAATCATCAAAACCTTTTTTATCGCTTAACGCGTATTTAGTTGCCCAATCTTGCTGTGCGGGTAATAATTTTCCAGCTACTATAGCCGCGTCAATACTTACCTGCGCCTCAGATAAAGCGATTTTATCGGTTAGAATTTTTACCTCAGCTACTACTTTGTTATGTTCCGATAATGACACATGTCCGTCTTTTGACTTTTCAAGTTGTTTGGTTGCTTCGTTTAATTTAGTTGTTAACTCATCAACTTGTTTTTTTAATTCGGTGGAACCGATTACGCTCTCATTTAATTTTTTAAGCGTGCCTTCCACAACGTCGATTTTAGCGTCATCACTTAATTTCAATCCAAATACCTCGTTTAGTTTTAAAATAAAATCTTTCATATCTTCTCCTTTTTTGTTCTCGTCGTCGGTAAAATAATATAAATTATCTTCCCTTGCATTTTCGCTTAAAGCTACCGGTACTTGCCCTTTTATAAACGGCCTATTTGTTAATGCCGCGCCAAATAAAACATTGCTGAATTTCTCGCCTGTTTCAGCATCTTTATATTTAAAGTCAAATTCGGCACTTACATATTTGAACAATTTTTTTTGAATGGCTTCTTGCCCCCATTCAGTCCACTCTATTGTTCCAATTAAATCAGAGCCATTTTTATATATTTTCTTAACCCAACCGGCTGCTCCTTTTTCCGGAAAATGTTCGGCATCTATTGCCAATTCCATCCGTCTCACATTGTCATTAAAATTTTCAATGAATTCATCTAAATCGTCGTCGGTAATAGAAAACTTTCCGTGCATAGGATGTTGCCACGTTCCTACCCGCAGCAATTGAATATCACTCGTCTTTTTTCCATTATCAGCCAACGCAATGTTTTTAGTTTTAATCTCAGACAAATAAAATATTTTATCTATCTCTTTTGCCTTAACCCAAAAATTCCCATCTTTCTTGTATCCGGACTTCTCAAGTGCCGCCCAAGCAGTCGCGTTTGCTTTTGCCTCATCTTTTTTATATTGCTCATACGCGGCATTATAAGCGGCAATCCAAATTTTTTGCGCTTCTTCGGGAAGCTTTTTTACTACTTCCGGCGCTGTTTGTATTGTATATGGCATTTTATTTCCTCCATCTTTTAATGATTACAGTATTTTTCACTTGCTATCAATTTTCCATATTTATTTGTTATGTCGTTATTTGGTTTTTGCCACGTTATATCTAAATTAGTCTCTTCTTTTCCGATATACACCCAAATGCAACGACAATTTGAATGTACTGGTGGTGTATATTCATCATAATCGGGATTATCAAGCGTGATAATTTTACCGTCTAATTGTTCGCATAGAGGACAAGTTCTATCGTCCAGCAAAGCAGAATATTGAGCGGCTTGAAATTCTCCAGAGCTATACGCGGCGGCTTGTCTGCCTTCGTTTATCGCCTCGCCAACCGTAACACTTGAAGTTGCTTTTAATTCCTTTTCCGCCCATTTACTAATTGCATTTTTAACATCATAAATAATTGCTTTATTTGACTTTCCGGCATTAATACTATTTAATGCTGTTAGTATAGACGTACTTTCTATTTTTGCGCAGTGTAAATTTGCTAACGTTTCTCCTTTAGCAGATAACCAGGAATTTAAAGCTGTTGGCAAATTAGATGTAGCTATTTTATGTTCCGCCAAAACAGAATCGTTTCCAAATTTAGCTAAATCACGTATAATTCTTTTTATCGTCGCTGAATACTTGCCTTTATATCCCGATGTTATTTTTTCTAATTCTCCAATTTTCCCCGATTCTACTATTGCCGTAATTTGAGTAGTTATGTTTGCACTTTGCTTCACGATTATTTCATTTAAGCTGTCTATGAAATCTTCTGCCGCGTTATCAAATCTATCTTTAAGTTCGGCGAAATTAACAACCTTTTCCCATTTCGTAAAATCCCGTCTAAATCCATTTTCCGATAATTTAAATTTAACCATTCCTCTTGGCTTTCTGGCGGTAACGGAAACTTTATTAGTATCAACTTTAGCTTGAGGTAAACTTAAAAGATTTCTTGTAAATGTTTCTAAATCTTCGTCTGGAATAATAACTTGATTGGTTGTCAACTTGTCTATGCCATTAATAATTTTATCTATATCAAGTTCGTCAAGCTTCACTTTTAATTTTGGGTATCTATTGACGCTAAAATTCATATCAACCAGCTCTTTTATTGCGTATCTATTCATCGTATCTGAAATATATTTCGCCATTGAGTTTAACGCCATCATAAAAAAACCAGACTGGTCGGCGGATAGCGCGTAACTTCCAGTTGAATTAGTTCCTAATTGTAAAAATTGCGCCAATATTGATTTAGTCATTTGTGTATCGTGATAATTTATATGCTCGAGTAATTCTTGACTTTTTATTTTTCCTTCTGTGATCACTACATCATAATCAGGCGGCAACACTCCGCCGGATTCTTCGTTTGTTCTGATATTTTCAATTAAATCTTCCATTGCTGTTTTATCCGTAGGAGTAAAACCTTTGGCAAGTTTTCCAATGATAATCCCTATTGCCTGCCTCTCTAATCCCTGCGCCGCTATTTTACAAAGCAAATCTTTAAAAAACCAATTTTTATAGGGCGCTCTTAATACAGACATTCCCTCGTAATTTGACCCTTCTCTGTTCCGCGTGAAAACAATTAAATCTTTTATTGGGATGGTAAAATAATTATATGTATTATTTTTTAGAGCGTATTGTTGTATACCTGTCAAACCGCCTTCTTCGTCGAGCAACCATTTGTGCAATGTTTTTGGTAATCTTGGGGCTAATTTCTTCCAATAAATTTTACCGTCTTCAATTTTAAAAACTTTTTCAAATATCATAAACCCAAATGGGTTCATCAATAATACATGATTTAAAAAATCATCGAACGTAATAGACATTTTGTTAAATAACGCGTCGTTAATAAAATCAGTTGCTTCTTGTTCAATTGGTGTGGCTTCTTCCGGAGGCTCTATAAACCATTCGGCGCTGCGTAACGGTAATGATAACGCTGTTAACATTGCCTGTATCATGCAATCAGAGCGCCGCATCTGATCATAAATTTTTATTCCCGCCTGCCCTTGTAATTCTGTTTTATATTCTTCGGTGATGAATCCATTATAAACAGATGTGCCAGATGACCCTATCGCGGAACTTTTTACAGATTGTTTTCCAAGCGCAAACTTAAATTTTCCTAATTGAATATTTAATTTCATTAAAAATTCATCCTTTTCAATCCAGATGTTAATTGTGATTTATTATTTTCTCTTATTCTTGGGACAGAAACAAAATGCGATGTTGCGTCTATCTCTCCAGCGCCATATCTTAGCGCCGCCATCGCGTGGTCGTTAAATTGTATCGGACAATCTTTTAGCACTCTGTCTTCTTTATCTTTTTTAAATTTCCAAGTTTTTATTTCTTTAATTATATTAACACTATTTCTTGTAATATATATTTTTTTTCTTTGCAATACATCGATTTGAGCGCCAACGCTGCCAGCCCCTTTTTTTGAAGCAGAAATATAATATCCTGCTAAAGAAATTTCTTCTATTTTATCCGGCTCCGCGCTATCCGCTATAATCTCGTCACTGTTTTTTATGTCAAAAGTTTTCATTCTCTCAATAATCGTTGAGTTTGTTAGTTTCGTCTCATAAATTAATTCATCGATATAAATCGCATTTTCTTTTATCCCTATTTTTAAAAGAGCTGTGGGATGTGTATATCCAAAATCAAG